CTATCAGTCAAGCGGCTGGTGCTGCTTTCCTGAGTGTGTGTCTTAATTGACATGCATCTAGGGAGGTGGTCCTCAAAGCGCCCTATAGGCTACTGCTAAGGCTTCGTCGGGAAAAACCCGGGGAAGAGATTTCGTGTCCTTTGCGCTACCCGCGCGGAATCAAAAGGTCGGGACTAGACTTTGCACTCGAACTAGTCTTACTCGCAAGAGAAAACTTAAATGTTGATCATATCTTAGTAGTAGGTGGTCGCCATCTGGTCGAACTACTTAGTTGGATAGGAGAATTATATTCGAATCTCTGAAATCTTGTCTGGAAACAGATGAGGGGGTCCACACTAGGTGGGGAAATCAAGAAGGTGAAGCCACACAGGTAACTCTGCGGCTCCTAAGCCGGCCTGCGGCCCCGAAAGGGAAACCGAAGTTTCAGAGTACACCTATTATATTAACCATGCAAACAATCAAAAACACTTTTAGCATCTTATTTAAAGACACTAATCCTGTCAGAGAGAGATTGCTTGGTTTAGGTGCTACTATGAATGGCCTGATCAAGGTAAAACTTGGTCGACCGATGCTGAAGGTATTACTTTTGTTACCTCCAGTTATCGGTTTAAAGAGAAACTTGTCGTTGATTAAGGTTACGATTACATACCTGGCGTACGTCCATCGGCTGTACAAGGGGGGGTCTATGCGCTTTGTGATTGTCTATCTCAAAGCGTGTCACACTCTCTTGCAACAGTTCTTGGGCGGCCAGAGACTTTCCGATACGGGACCCTTTGGGGCCCGTGTCAGCCGGACTCGAGGTGGTTTACCTCGGGTTATTCCTGTACTCCATCGTAAGCGGATCCAGAGTGGTGATTTACTAATAATTCGTTATTGGTTATCGCTTTTCTGTTTATATCGTATTCTCGATATGAAAGGAAAACTGAACCTCCGGACTATCGTTGAGCCCTCTACGGCCAATCCTAAGGTGATTACAGACTTTTCGGAGTTTGTACCCATCTTTTGGAAGGGTCTTAAAGTGTTCCTCGGTAGAACGTTGGTTCCTATTGTGGAGAAAGTTGCGAAGGGGGGACCTGTTCCGGCCCTGTCTTTGCTAGAAGCGAAGCCAGAGTTGTTGAGCAAGTCTGCTCCAGTTGTTTCCGATGCGGCGTTGGAAGCCAAGATGGCTTCCACGTCGCCTCAGTCTATATTATTGACGTCCAGAGTTTGGATGGCTATCCTTAAAACCACGGAACTTGGAAAGGCTTTCAAGTTATGGTGTACGGAAACCAACAATATTTGGTTGTTGAGAAATATGGACTCCTGGTCTAGGGGGGCGCTTGATCCTCGAACCCATAACATCGGGGTCGAGCGTCGCTCAGGTCGGGTGGTGGACGTTTCGGACGGGTTGATCGCGAAGATGCTCGCGAACGCCAAAAAGAAATGGCCAGTTAAGTTACTGAGTGTAGCTTATCGCCAGATATTGGGAAAACTGGGGACAAAGGTGGAACCGGCAGGGAAAGTAAGAGTCTTTGCCATGGTGGATCCGTTTACACAGTGGTTACTCCGTCCTCTACACGAGGCCTTGTTCGCACTATTTCGACAGATCCGTCAAGACGGTACTCACAATCAGGTTAAACCGCTGATTGCGCTGATTAAGGAGAGGGAAGTCCTGATTAAGGAAAATAGATATCCCGGTTCCCGGCCTACTGGCTGGGTCCGACTGGGGTTGAACGTCCCGAAAAGGGCTTACGCTCTCTTTTCTTTCGATCTTACCGCTGCCACAGATCGATTACCGTTGGCAATCCAGGTCGCATTGCTAGGCCCGGTCCTTGGACCGCGTCTAGCCAAGGCGTGGGCGTCTCTACTTGTTGCCCG